CGTGGTTTTGGTATGATAAGGCATATTGCTTTTTATGCTGGTATTATTGGTTTTGTTTTTTGGTTAGTTACTAAGATTTGGAAGCGGGTTTATAAGGTTTGGAAATCTGACAAGCCTGAAGTTATTAAAGAGGCTGAAACAACTCTCGATAAATATTGGGATGTCATTTGCTGCTTACTTTCTTTAACTCTTATTGGAGCTGGGAAATGGCGCGAATGCGCTAAAATGTTAGGCCAATTTAGAGGGTGGTGGATGACTAGTAAGAGTGTTGTGAACGGTTGTAAAACAATTTGCAACACTTTTGAAGCTCGTGGTGATTCACTAAATACTGTTGAACGTATCGCTCAAGATATTGAACCGCCTCATCTGTCTGTCTGTGAATATTCCACTAAGACTGAAAAAGATGTTAATGGTGAGACTATTCATTCAACGTTCTTCTGTAATAATCCTTCTGTTGGTGGTGCGCGGTATTGTCCTGAGCATGTTAGTCGTATGGGTAAATCTATGTGTACTTGGATTGACTGCTCAAAAATAGTGCCCGCCGGTACTAATCGATGTTCCCTGCATCAAGTTAAAGATCCCCACCGAAGCAAGTATGTTTGCTCTGCATCTACTTGTCTTGCTGAGGTTGATGTTGAGTATGATTTTTGTGTCCCTTGTCAAAAGAGGATGAATAACTACTCTGCTAGTTGGGATAATGAGGAAAAGAAAGTTGGTAAAGCTAAAGAGCTTTTAAATCTCGTTAAAGAAAAAGAAACTGCTGTTAATAAAGATAAAGTTGAAAACGGCAGCTTTGAGGTTGTCCAGCCTACGCCTAAGGGTGATAGTGAATCCGATGATGAAGATTCAACATTTTCAACCAATCATGGTGCTGAAAAGCATTCCTTCGCTGGAATGATTGCTTCTGCATATAGTCGTGATCATATTCCTGTTGAAGTTTTTGATTTAATTGATTGGTTGCGAGCTCAGATTAAAGCTAGTGGCACTGTTGTTGAATGTCCAAACTTTGATTGTAATGAAACGTTCAAATGCCCTCTCTACTTTGCAGCTCATATTAAGAATGTTCACTTTAAAGGTAAAACATTAAATGACTTCATGTCTGATGTTCAAAACCCAGCTAGTCGCTGGGATACTAAGCACACTGATTTGCAGAATTTGTGTTATCAGTTGACCGTTGTTGCTCAATTTTATGTGCCCATGAAAGGTTCTAAAATTTGGCGTAGTTATTCAATGGCTTGCTTAGGTGAAGCGACTCCTGTTGTTCCTCCTGTTGAACAGCCTGGTTCTTATACGCTTCCACCAGAGACGGTTAAGATTTATCAGCGCGCAAAATTTTATATTAATGCTACTAGTGGTGTTTTTATTTTATGTGCGCTGCTCACCGTTGCTTGGTGGTTGTATCGCTTAAGAAAGAAGTGGAAAAATGATCATGCTGTTCAAATGCGAATTGTTGATGGAGTTACTCAAATTTATGATCCTGAGGCTCGAAAATGGCAAAATTATCCTCAGGACGATCCGAGGCGTTGGGCCGGTCAGGATGGTTCGCTCGATACGCAAATCCCGCTCTCTAAAAAACAAATCCAGGCTGCCCTTCTTAAGGACCCAAACTTTGGTATGGGTTCTTACATTAAGGGGACTGGTTATGGTGGTGCCTATCAGGATTCGCTAGAGGTTGGCACGCCTTTTTGCCTTCACTTTGCATTTTGGGGTTGTTGTAATATTGAAAAATGCAAGTTGCCTCATGTTAAGGGTGTTCCTTCAGATATTGTTTTATTGTTGAAGGACATTACTGTTTCTTGCCAGTATGGCAACCAATGTCACCTCAATCGGGATAAATTACCCAAAGGTGCTATTCGTTGTCCTTTTGGTCATAAGACGGTTATGAGTACTCTTGCTGAGCCTTTTAAGCCCAAAATGCAGAAGAAAGCTGTTGTGAAGTCTAAGAATGAAGACTCTGGTGATAAAACTAAATCTGATTTGGAAAAGAAATCTGATGCTAAAAAGAAAGGTGTTTGTCATCAGTTTACCCAGAAGGGTAAGTGTAGTAGGAAGTCTTGTCCTTATCTTCACGTTAAATCCTCTGATGATGCTAAGAAAGCTGAATCTAAGGTTGATCCTAAGGAAGTTGGATCTGAAGTTTCAGATGGCAAAACCACTGAGGAGGTTCAAGAGTGGTTTTGGTCTAAGAAGAAAGAACCTCCCCCGAAGCGTGAGCCACCCATCTCTGTTGACCTTGGTTTGCAGGGTTTACGTGTAAGTGTTAAGCCCACCCTTGGCTTTGAGACTACTGAGGCCAAATATACACCTGTGCCTGAAGTGGCAACAACTAATTTGCCCGTTGATATGTCTTTAGTTGAATTTTGGTCTCAATCTGTCTGGCCTTGTGGTTGGTCACCTGATGATGCTGTTCCGGAGATGAAATTCAACGCTTTCATTTGTGCTGATGGGATTGTTTCTATTTCCCATAATTGGCACTCTGAGCGTAATGGTGAATGGTTCATTCAAATTGACGCTATTAGGGATGAAAAGACTAAATTACTATACCCTAAGAAGTGTAAGATTGATGGTGGCCTGGATCTTCGTATGTATGCTCGTTTTAAGGGGCTAGATGCTAAGGTCATTGGTGAACATAGTATGGGTGTTGCTATTGTGTGGCCCTTACCTGATTTGCTTAAAAATTGGCCAAAGTTGGGTGGTATGTCAACTGGTGAGTGGGCCTCTGGCAAAAGTTATTATATTCTTGCTAAGGTCCCTATGCATATTGCTAACCCTGGTAAAACTCGATACGATAAGGTTGAGGGTTTTGACTACCCAACTGGCGATGCTTGTTCAGTTAAGGGTAATTGTGGTGGCCCCTGGATTGACGCCAATGGTAAATTGCTAGGCGTCCATATTGGGGGTTGGTCGGAGCTCGCGTTTAATACCTTGCTCCGAAAAAACTGCAGATTGGGCCTCTCGTAGGCCCTTATAAGGGGTATCCTGGTGGTTTTAAGTTTAATTTTAACTCTAATGCTCAGCCGAGCAGCCTTTACACCGAGATACTCCAGTCTTTAACTATTAAAGGCGCTGATGAAGAAATACCTGCTTTTACTTTTTTGGGTAGCGTTCGTAAGCCTCTCTTAAATGATAGATTTTCTACTACCACTGAGCCTCTTCCGCCCGTGGTTAATAGTATTTTAGTTCCTTTTTTGAAAACTTGCTACCCTGATCTTTTAGATAGTAAAAACATGTTGCAGACTAAGTATATGCTTAGTGCTAAGTATTCGCGTGCTGAGTATGTTAGTATTAGTCGTTACAGTCAATCTTGGCAATATCCCCGGATTCACGCCTGGGATGATGCTCAAGTTATGTGTGCTGAGGCTTTTGCCTGTATGGATAGGTCTCCAATATTGGATTTAGCTAGTTCTATTCAATGGCTTGATCGTCAAACTTCTCCTGGTTATCCATGGAGCCTTAAGCATTCTAATAAAGTTCCTATTGTTGATTCCGAGTGGTTTGAGCCATGGTATATTCAATGGGAGCGATCTGTGCTTGAGGGTAAGGCTTTGCCTTTTAAATGGCGCTGCTTTATTAAGGATGAGGTTAAGAAAGCTACTGATGTTCTAGCTCATAATCCGCGTAGTATACTTTCATCACCTATTGAAGCTACTGTTCTTGGTTACCGCTTATTTGGTGTGATGAATGACCGTTTGACTCGTGAAGGGTCATTATTTCGTAGTCCGTGCTGGGTTGGTGTCTCTAAATTTAATCGAATGTGGCACAAGCTCGCTATGCACATTCTATTTTTTCCAAATCGAGCTCACGGTGATGCTACGCGTTGGGATGGCAGTGTTATGCCCCCAAGCTTTGATTTTATTGCTCGTTGGCGATCTCATAATTTAACGACTGATGCTATGAAAGAAGCCATTAAGTATTTTTATCATAATGTTTTACATTCTGAGATTGTTGGCTGTGAAGGTGATTTGTTCGCTAAACATATTGGTCAACCCAGTGGTCAGGTTAATACGTTGCATGATAACACTATTATTCATGCTCTTTATTTTTTCTACCATTGGTGCTTAGTTGTCTGTTGCGATAAACGCTTCCTGCCAACGTGGCTTTCTTTTCGATCCCATGTTCATTTAGTTGTTATGGGTGATGACGTTATTTGGTCCTGGTCTGATGATGTTAAGCACCTCATGACTGGGTCCGCTTTAGCGAAGACGTTCTTATCTATCGGTGTTATTTTGAAATATAATGACGGTGATGATACGAACCAGACTATTGATACGCTTGAGTTTTGTAGTATGCATTTTCATAATCACGGTGGGGTTTACGTCCCTTTAATGAAACGTGAGAAAATGATTGCTTCTATGTTTCTCAAAAAACAAGAGGTTAATCCTCGAGTATTGCTGCGTCGCTTACTTTCTATTCGTATTGAGGTTTGGTGGGATGAATATCTTCGCAATTTGGTTGATCGGTCAATTGATTTTATCCTTGAGAATTATACTCCTCAAATGACCGGTAAGCCCACCGGATGTGGAGGGGATGATGCTTCTTTGGAGCTTATCCTCACCCTTCGTTGGCCGCGATATGTTATTGAAAAACATTATCTGCAACCTAATCATTAGTGTGTTTTATTTTTTCTCACATTCTTGAGTTGTAAAGTGGTTTTTGTAATACGTTTCCACTTTAAAGTTAATGTCTTTTCTTGTTCCTAACCCGAAAAAATTAATTAATGCTCTCCTTCCGGCAATGGTTACTCGTGATCAACTTATTGGAGCGACTACTGAAGGTATTAGTCCTCCTGCTGCTGTCGGTGGTGTTGGTTCAGTTGCTGGACTTGATCGGCCACCCGAGGCAGGACAAAGAGTTGTTGCGGAGGTATTTTCTGATTTGTCGACACCTATTATGACGGGCATCAATGTCCTTGCTGAAGGCACTGATGTTCGTGATTGGCGTTATTCAAAGAATTTGAAGAAAATTTCTGATAAGGAAAATACCCAAAAAGCTCTTGATTCCGGTCTCGATTTAGTTGTTGGTGGTGTCCAGGACTTCGTAGTCTCATCTAATGAAGAAACTGTTCGTGAAGGTCTGTCCTTATTGCAGCCTGCCTCTGCAGTTACCTCTGCTTCAAAACCATCAGAAGAAGGCAGGGATGGTTTTAAAATTAAAGTTGCTAAAGACAAATCTGAAATGACTACTGAAGTTAAAATTGACGTTTCTAAGAAGAGTGGTAAAGGTAAACAACATGTTAAGAAGCCTAGACAAGCTCCTCGCTTCCCTAATCAAGGTAAACAACATCAAGGTTCTAAACCACCTATGACTAGGAAGCAGTGGAAGCAAAAGCAGAAAGAGCGCCATGCAAAGTACATGAAGGATCATTTAAGTACTAAAGGTAATCTTGCTAGTTCCGGCGTTGGTGCCGGTGAAGGCTCTATTGATTACCGTAATTTAACTGGTACTGATAAGGCCTTTATTGCTGCCTATGTCGCTGGTGGCGTTAGTCAAGCTGGTAATTTAACTAAGTTCATCCCTGTTCCCAAAATGCCTGGCTCATTGCGTGTTCAATGTAAGGTTCGGCTTGGATCTATTGTGATGAAGGCAACTACTGGTGCTACAGAACTTAAAATTGACGGTGTTAATGATACCGGTGGCCAGATTTACCTTAATCCGACCAACACTGTTTATATGCCTGCTGCTACTGCTATAGCCTATATTTCTAAGCTATTTGATCGTTGGTATATCAACACTTGCGCACTTATATTTAATACAGCTTTGTCTACGGCTGATCGTTATCAAATTACGTGGTGCATGTGTGAATCTACTGATCATTGGGATCGTCTTGCTGTTGCTACTAATGCGACGACCCCTTCTAAGGCTTTGATAACTGCTATGTCTAATAGTGCTACTTTCCCTGCTTGGGAACCATCTGCCCGTATTTTCCTCATGAAGGATCAGAAATCACCTCACCTCTATACTTCTACTGCTGAAGGTGCTGGTGGCTATGTTGATTGGGCGAAGGCTGCTACTATGCGACAGTGTTATGGGGGTACCGCTGGTATACGTGTTGATGGTGCTACCCCTGCAGCTGATACGACTATTGGTGATCTTTATATGGCTTTAGATGCTAGTTTTTATGATATGTCAGGTTACCTTAGTGCTGCTGTTGGTGAAGATCGCCACATTAGGCGCGCTTGTGCCGAGGATCAAAAACTTGATGAGCGCATTCAACGACTTTTATTGAAACGCTCTCTCGGTGATGCTTTTCCGGACTTTAAGGGCACGGGTGTTCGCCCTCCGCGACCTCGCCCTGAGGCTGATGATGAACGTCCTCCCTCTGTTGTTTCCGACTACGTTCTTGCTGATCGTAGTAAACCTTCCTCTCGTCGTGAGGGAGTTATGGAATTTAAAGAGGCGAGAAGTATGAATAATTACTGACTCTCCTCTCCCTCTTCTATTTCTGATGAACCACACAATGAAGATGGATTTTGTTATTGTCGGGTATGTTTTGTTTAATGGTATGTCAGGTTCCGCCTTGCGGCAGCGGATTGAAGCTCGACCGCTTATGAGCTCCGAAACGACACATTTTACATTTTCTGTTCTTTTTGGAAACTAGACTATATTCACGAATATATTCTATTTTCCAAAAAGGAGTTTAGGAAACCAAAAAAAAAAAAAAAAA